AGCACTGTTTAAAAGTCGTCGTTCTAAACTAGCTAACCAAATATCAGTATGAAATCCAACTCGACAAAGTTCAGTCCCCCAGTGTTGTAATACCCACCTAGGTGTTAACTGCGGCATATTTAATCTAGTCGCCCACCACTCGTCGACTTGATTTCGCCACTCTCTTGATTTTTCAGTTTGGCCTTCGACTAGATCCCTGTCCCAGCCAAATACGTTTGATACTGCATCTTTTAAACTTGCAGCAAATGATTCTTTTTTGAAATTGTGTTCATTTTCAAGATACTCTGCAGCAGTGTCTTTTCCTGAACCGATAAACCCAACAATACCAACTATCATATTTTACTCCAATAATCTAACATAATGTATTATTATATAACAAAATTACCGGAGCGTCAATATATTTTTAGCCAATTATAAATGTCATCGGCGAACCGCCTGTCATGTAATTGTCAAGTTCTTTTTCTAAATTTGCAATTTCTTCTTTTGCAGATGACTTTAAATCATTACCATTAAGTGAAATACTACCGCCTGGCCCCGCAATGCTAGCAAATAAACTACGCGCTTCGCCTAACATCATTTTACAGGTAGCAAGCGTAAAATCACGCAACCATTGTTTAGCATAGATATCAGTTAACAACACAAAATCAGGACGATAATTATGTGTCTTAACCAGTAGTTGCTCTCCTTGAGCAAACGGTCTTTGTAAAATAGTTAGTGTATGATTTTGTTGTTTCCATTTAAATTCAATGTAACTACCAAACATACGTCCTACTAATTTTTGATAACCTGCAAACATTTCATAGGTTGCTAGTCCGCCCATCATGCTACCGCTCATTAAATATGTGTTAGTATAGGCCAAATTAAACGGTTCAAATAAAGTGCCACCGGCACCTATGCCCGAACGCGATCCGATTGAGCGGCGGAATACACTCTGTACTTCAATGATTTCATCCGGTAATCTATATTCATTTTGATCCTGTGTTAATTCTATAAAACAGTAACTTTCTTCGACCGCATTTGGACTCCTCTGTCTAAAACGAATTAGTGCTTTATCAAGTGCAGTTTCGTAATGGATAGGGTCGAGCTCAATGTCAATCATACCGTCACCGAGGAGAGTTCTAACATATTCAAATACTTTATTTCGTTCTAGTAATGAAGTTGTGTCATCAGACATATATTGCTCCGTAAAAATCTATATGATAAATAAAAATGTAGCTCACGGAACTGCAATTCCTAACTACTTTAACGTCATAAGAGGACATCAACAATGTTATTTATCGATAATAAATATACTAATAGCTATTTCAAAATAATCAAAGCAGCTCAACTCCGTTGCAGTAAAACAGAAAATGTCAGAATTAGCATCACTAAGACCAACGTACACATGCGAACATTGCGGTATAATATGCGTTAAATGTAATTACAACAGGTGGCACGGAAACAATTGTAGATCTATATTACGATAAATATGATAACACTCACGGAGAAGTACTTTGCCCAAATTAAGCTTATATAAACCTGAGAAAGGTAATAATTATAGATTTATTGATCACCATATCTCGCAGATGTTTCAAGTCGGCGGCACTGATGTATATGTTCACAAATACCTTGGTCCTAAAATACAGGACGAGGGCACTGCTGATCAACCAGTTTATGATGCAGTAAAAGAAACTAATATACAAGATTTGCTGTTTTTAGAAAATCGTGATAGAAAGTACGATCCGGAGATTTACAGGATCCGAGGAATCTACAATGTGCAAAACATCGATTTCAATTTAAGTCAATTTGGTTTATTCATTGACAACGACACGATTTTTATGACAGTACATATCAACGATTTTATTAAGTTCCTTGGACGCAAACCATTATGTGGTGATGTAATGGAAATGCCACACCTACGAGATGATTTTGCTCTTAATGATTTTGATGTAAGTCTGCCGCGATATTATGTTATAGAAGATGTAGGTCGTGCTAGCGAAGGTTTTAGCGCAACATGGTTTCCACATCTATATAGATTAAAAATTAAAAAAATCACAGATAGTCAACAATTTGCCGACGTGCTTACTAAACCAGTAGGCGAAGATGCCGATGTATTTGTTGGCGATTACGATGCTGCAACAACTTACCAACCCGGTGAAATTGTTAGACGTAATGGAGTATTATTCAACGTTACTGCAAGCACTACAAATAATGAGCCGTCCAATTCACAATACTTTGCACCATTTATCGGAAATACGCTTGAAAATATTCTAAGCACTCGAGCAATAGAATATCAAATTAACGATGCTGTTATTGCACAGTCTGAAAATGACGCGCCGTTGAGTGGCTACGAAACTCGACAATTTTATACATTATCTGCTGATCCCAATGACGGCAGTGTTATATTAAACCGAGCTGACACTTATGAAATCGATGCTAGTTTTGAAGGTGATAATATTCTTGCAAGTAGTAATAATGCAGTACCATTGCGCACTGGTTATACTGGTTACTTAGTCGGAGACGGTTATCCAGTTAATGGATACGTTTTTGGACACGGAATACAATTTCCAACTAATCCCGCAAAAGACGATTTCTATTTACGCAACGATTTCTTACCAAATAGATTATTTAGATTCGACGGCACAAAATGGTTACGCACCGAAGATGCAGTTCGAATGACAATGACTCAAACAGATACGAGACAAACATTAAAAACAAGTTTTGTTAATAACATTGATTATACCTATCAACATGCAATCGCAACAGAATATGCAACTTTAGAGGTTGGTGATTTTGCTATCGATACACAGATTAATTTTGTAAATGTAAATTATCTAATATTAACCTTGCATTCTGCAGAAGTTATTCCGTATCAATTACCGTTTACTGTTGCAGATTATCCGGGAATTATTACAGCATACACTGTTGATGCAGTCGAAAAAGTAAGAATAACCCTACCCGAAGGACATGACATTCCCTATTACGGTACATGGAAAATTGAATTATGCGACTCGCGTGAATTGCAAAGACAAAGTCTTTCAAAAGCACTTAAACCAAGGGCGGACCTATAATTATGATGCACTTTTATGATGGACAAATAAGACGCTATCTTACTCAAACAATTCGTATTTTAAGTAATTTTACTGTACGATATGGTGATGGTACATTAGTTAGAGTTCCTGTATTATACGGTGATGCAGATAGGCAGGCTTCTACTATTATAAGACAAAATTCCGAAAATAAAATTAACAGTGTGCCAAGAATAAGTGTATACATTAGTAGCTTATCACTTGATAAAGATAGATTGGCTGATGCAACCTTTGTTGGAAAAATGCATTTGCGAGAAAGAGGTATTGATCCTATAACCGGTGAGTATAATAATACTAACGGTCGTAATTACACTGTTGAACGATTAATGCCAACTCCGTTTAAACTTGCATTAAAAGTTGATATTTGGTCGGCAAATACCGATCAAAAATTACAGTTATTAGAACAAATCTTAATGTTCTTTAACCCAAGTTTAGAATTGCAAACTAACGAAAACTATCTCGATTGGACAAGTTTGAGTGTATTATACTTAAATGATGTAAATTGGTCAAGTAGACAAGTACCAGTCGGCACAGATAGTCCTATTGATATTGCAACAATAACGTTAGACACGCCAATTTGGATAAGTCCACCGGTTAAAGTTAAACAGCTTGGCGTAATAACCAATATTATCACAGGCATCTGGGGGCAACATGATTACAATAAGACAGGTTATGTTGAAGGTCTCGGAATTGATACTGCAGAGCCTACCCCCTCGCTTGCAGAGTTAATAACAAAAATTAGGACTACTATTACAAGGTTTAATATTCAAGTGTATGATAATCAAGTAATCTTATTAGGGCCATCAGAAAATGTCGTACCTGCAGAACCTGTTATCGAAATACCAATAAGACAAGGCCATCCGATAAACTGGACTGATATTTTTGCTGCATACGGTGCTGATTTTATTTCAGGTGTAAGTAGAATATTTTTAAGTCAGGACGATGGTAGTGAAATCGTTGGTACACTTGATATTGACGATGTTGATCCGGTTATTTTAAATGTAGTATGGGATCCTTTAACTTTACAGTTTGATTCGTTAATTGATAGCAACGGATTGTTTAGCACTGATCAAGGATTTGATCAATCATCTGCAAGAAGTAAAGTCGACGCAATCGTAAATCCACAAACATTTAACCCACTAGTAGAATATAACGGTATTGAAAATATTCCTGTTAAACTTAGATTTATTATTATTGAGGACATGGGTGCAATTCAAAACGAAGACGGTGCCGATGCCTGGAAATCAACAAGCGGTGTTGACTTAATCGCGCGTGCAAATGATATTATCGAATGGACAGGCTCTAGATGGAATGTTATATTTGACAGTAATCAAGAACGTGATACCATGGTCTGGCAAACAAATATATACACAGGAGTACAATACTTATGGAACGGTGTTTCGTGGGTAAAATCATTCGAAGGTGTGTACAAAGCCGGCTTATGGAAAATAGAACTGTAAAAGATAAAATTATTTGTAGCGGAGCATTAATCTACGCACAAAACACTCATCGAGTTTTGCTAATACAAAAGTCTTCGGGTAAGCATCAAGGTACTTGGGGATTAGTAGGCGGCACAAATTTAATTAATGAGAACCCGTGGCAAGGTCTTACACGTGAGATTGAGGAAGAAATTGGGTTCCTTCCGATCATTAAAAAAACACTACCCTTAGAAAAATTTGTTTCTAATGATAGTGTCTTTAATTTTCATACATATTTTTGTTTAATTCAAGATGAATTTATTCCAAAGTTAAGTGACGAACACGTTGCGTGGGGATGGTTTACTTTAAAAAGTTTACCTAAGCCGGTGCATCGAGGTTTAGATCTTAGCTTGCGTAATAAAATCATACAAACTAAAATCCAAACTGTTATTGAAATTATTGATATAATTTAATCACGTCCGATGGCAACTTCGATCAATCTTTTTTCAACACTGTTATCGTTAACTAATGATTTACCGATAACAGTTCCTACTTTAGGATCATTGTTTACAATTGCATATCCAGGAATATCAGAAGTAACAAGAAAATCACCTTT